ATCTTCTTTGAGGCGCTGGTACTCTTTATAGTTCTGCTCATATTTCGCCTTCCCCATCGCCTCACTCATATACGGACAGCTATGGCACTCCTTGACCCGCCCGACGACCTTCTTTTTTAGCCACGCCTTGAGGTTCACGGCTTTGTAGTGGGGGCAGACGGCACAGCTCTTTGGGTAGTAGGGATGGCTGTCGGTGATGAGTCCCTTATAGGCGGGGTTACCATCTAGTCCAGGCTGTGCGGAGTGCTCGGGACGCTTGGCAGTCGCCTGCTCGCTTGGGTCAAGCGGGCGGGGATCGTCGTCGGTAGCGTCGAGGGAGCATTTGCAGTTCCATCGGTCACCTGGACGATGCTCCGACCAGAAGGGATCGTCCACGGGGAGGATGAGAGGCTTCTCCCAGAAGAGGCGGTGACCTGCCTCAGGAGAAGGAGAGGTGGTCGGCATCCACTGGAGGTTCGGGAGGATATCCTTATTGCGCTCGAACTCGAGCCACTCAGCCGCTTGGTGTGCACGGATGACGGCGGTGTCGTACTCGGTGCGTAGCCAAGCGCCGACGTGATGGCGGGAGATGGGTTCGACCTCCTTCTTCCATTCGGCGAAGGAGCGTAGCTTACCCTGGGCATCGAGGAGACGCTCTTGCATCGTCCGCCCCCACGCTTGGGCTTTGAACGCTGAAAAGACCTCGTTCGAATGGCGTATGGAGCGCAGGAACTCATCCTCGTGGGTGGGCGGTGTGGAGGCTTGGGAAAGTCCCTCGACTGTCCCCTTGTTCATCGTCTTGAGGATCTCCCGCCAGACGGTCGGCTCGATGTCCGTGGAGGCGTCGAAGCCGTCGTAGATCTTGCGCAGGTAGTCCTCGATGATCTCGGGGGAGAAGGCTATCTCGTGGGATGCCCCCGCCTGGGGGCTGGCGCAGGCGGAGCAGGGGTGACCATAATAGAGCTCATTTATCAGAAGTCGTTGCCCCCGCGAAACTCCTCCCCGAGGGCTAAGCCGAAAAAACGAGCAAGGCTGTCTTTGATGGACTTTTTCCCCTTTGCGTCCTCCCTCGAAGGTTCTTCTGAGGACGTTTTGTCTCCCTTCGAAGGCTCTTCAAGCGCTTCGGCAATCGCCCTACGATGTTCTTCCTTAATAGCCATCTGCTCTTCGTAGTCATCGGGCTTCTTGATCCCCATCGTTTCATACATCTCGTCAGGGTCAAGAGGTAATCCGAGCTGTTGAGCCTTGAGGTAGAGGTCTGCGCGTTGCGATGGATCGTGTCGCTCTCGCTTGGCGTAGACGAACTCTCCGCCCGAAACGTTAAAACCGAGGTTTTCGAAGATCGGCAGGAGGTAGTAGTTGAGCACGTCGAGGATTGCGAAGCAGTCATCCTCGTTAACCTCCTCCTCAACCTCCTTGTGTACGGTGCCAAGAGCCTGTGTTCCTGTGCTACTGGCGTCTGTAGTCAGCGTATTTCCGAGTACACGGATAGAGATGGCACGGTCCCAATAGTCTGTAAAGCTCTTGTAAAGCTCAGATGACCCCGATTTGTTGCCAGCCTCGATAATCTCCATGTTGCTTTCCTTCGGCATGATGTAGACAGCGCCTACCCCCTGTCCCATGGCATCCTTGAGCACGCGACGGCGGGTCTCCTCGTCTCCTGCGTCATAGGTGTACTTTCGGATCGGGATGCCAAATAGCTCACAAAACTTCGCCCAGTCACCGATATTGTTGCGCTTGTAGAGTATGGCGGGCATCAACTCAGCAAGAATGCCTAGAGAGCGCTCCTTACCAACGAAAAGCATGTTGTCAAACTCCTCAATGCTCCGCCCTTCGGTGTCATTCTGGGAGCGAAGTAAGCGTTGGTTGATCGGATCGTAGTGCTTGCGAGGGATCAGGTCATAGCGCAGACGCCCTTCTTCGTCCAGGTAGAACTGGAAGAGCGAGTATCCCCAGAAATCAGCCATAATGATATCCTTTCGCAGCTCTTTCATCCAGGGCGAGGCGAGCTGTCTGTTCAGCTCGTCATCAGGAACCCCGTCTCGCTGGAACTCAATAGGCAGTTTTGTAACCCCTCTGAGTCGCTTGGCCACAACGCCACTAAGGTGAAGGTCCAGGAAGGCTGACTCATACATGTCGTAGAGCTGCGTACGATAGCTGAAGTTGATGCTTGACGCCGCTTTGATGCTACGGATATACTTGTTGATGTCGAAATAGAACAGCTCAGGGGCAGAGAGAATAATGTCTGCCTCTTGTACAGATTCTCCCCCCGCTATAATGCGGCGCGAGGCTTTAGTTGTTGACTTCCGTGCCATTGCTGTCAAGGGTGTAAGGGGTAAGATCTACTGCTTGCTTTGATGTCCAGCACTCGGAGAGACACTGCTTGATGTGGCCAAGCGCGGAGAGGATGAAATGCTTGTATTGGTTGAGCGTGGAGACCTGATAATAGTAGGCCTCATCCTCGGAGAGCCCCATCTTGATGATGGTCGGCAGATTCACGCCGTCAAAGAGCTTGGCGAAGGTGAATTCTCCGAGGAAGTTGCGCTGGTTGGTCTCGTCCAGCCATACGTGGCGTGTGACGGGGGTATCCTCCAGCGTGGTATAGCTGAAGCCACGAAGCACCCGATCGTCGCAGAGATCGTTGTATGGGCGGTAGATGACCTCCGCCACCTCATGCAGAGAGGGGCGGTGGTCAAATACTTCGGTGAGATAGGTGTACTGCTTCGGGGCTCCCTCTTCGCTGTCGATCTCCTGGAGGTCGTAGGCGATGAGGTAGCGCTCATTGAGCGGATCAATGCAGTAGAGGAGCTTACCGCTCATATAGGGGTTGCCAATTTGGCGATCTGTCGTTACCATTTGCTGAGGTCTGGTCTTTCTTCGAGGAGGAACTTGTAATGCTTGAGCTTGCGGAGCTCTTCGGGGGAGGATGCTTTGATCACCTTGCCGCGGAAGATGGGGACGAGAAATTGGCGGGTCCAGTCCCATTTGGTGTAAACTCCGCCGTCGGCGTTCCTACCCCATGTCTCGGTGTTTGTTGCATACACCTCGTTGTCGTTGAGGAGCTCGCCAAAGAGGTTGCGCATGGCGCATCCTACATTTTGACTCCCCCCATTCTTTCGCGTGACAATGTCGAGATATCGACCACCCACGACCTGGAGTACTGACGTCTCATATGCATACTCCTTGCGCTCGTATTTGCCGAGCGGGTGAATGCGGCGCTCAACGCCTCCAAAGTGCCTCCACTCTCGCATCCATACAAGTTTATTGTAGTGGTCACCGATGTCTGCGTGATCTCTTCGCGTGGTGGCAGCGCCGCGCACAGCATCGTGCTTGGAGTGCGCGCAGTAAGCACCGTCTTTCGTGAATGTCGACAGAGAGAGGATGAACGAGCTGGGCAGCCAGATATAGCCGAAGGCGGTAGGATAAGGGCACTCCTTGTAGATGGGGTTGCGATTGCCATCCTGCACGATGACGCCAGGACGTTCGGAAATCTTCCCTTGAAGGTTGCGCGCAGTGGTGCCTGCCATCCCCGCCTCGGGTAGCGAGAAGAATCCTCTGAAGTACCGCTCATTCTCCGTGGTCCCTTCCCCCCAGCCATAGATGTCTCGGAGCTTGAAGTTGCCGTGATGTGCCCAGAGGAGGTTACGGAGGTCCTTGTACTCCTCATAAGAGAGCTGGTCATACATCGAATGCAGAAGCATGAACTTATACTGCATTTCGCCCTGCTTGCCGAGCCTCTTGCTCTCCCCAATAGTCATCTCAGGGAGGCTTTCGCCCTCTTGCCAGTGCATCGGAACAGCTGATATAAAGGCCTCCTTATGCTCTTGCCAATGGGGCTCCCAGTCGGCAGGGTTGGATGAGTTGGTCAGCCATATTTCCATCTCCGAGTCGATGAATTCGGTGAGGACAGAGGTGTAGAGGTAGGCTGCGCCGTGAGGGATGCTTGCGACGTAGTCCAATACAAAGAGTGGGTACTCGTTGTTGGAGAGTCGGATGACCTTGAGGATCTTACCATCGGCATCTGTGAAGACCGCTGAGATCATGCATCCTCGCTCCCACCTAAATCGATCGGCGTAGGGCTCTGGCTGGAAGTAGCCTTGATGCTTGACTTCGTCTTTTGGATCATCGGAGTTGCTGTATCCGTTGTTGCACAGTGGGAATTTCACCCTCTTGTACCCCTTGACAGGCACCTTGATGTAAGAGTAGAGGTTGCAGGCATTCTCGTTGGTGTAGCCCGCGCGGTACTTGTAGATGCACTCAGAGATGTTCTTGCCTTCCGACCCCTTAGGACAGCGGATATAGTGCTGTAGCACGGGCTTCAGCTTGCTCTCAATCGCTTTCAGGTCATAGAGCTTCCCTTCTGGACGGCGTGGCTCATCGAGGAGCGAACTATACACCTGGTAGTCGGTGCAAGTGTCCCCGTCGTGGATGCCTTTGTACCAGTAGTGTGGCTCGTTTACCCAAATGCCACCCTCTTCTGCGTCAGCGAGGTTGGTCGGCGTGGATAGGTCGCGTGTGAGCCCATCAGCGTAGTAGCCGAAGTGGTCGTCTCTGAGCGGATAGACCACCATCTCTCCGCGCTTCTCCTCGCGACCGCGCCATCGGTGGCGGGCTTTGAAGATGCGTAGCAGATGCCCCGAGGGGGTGTAGGGCTTGTTAAATCCAAAGCCTGTCTGATTGTCGTGGTTGAACCAGCGGTCAGTGGCCAGCACCTCCTGCGTGAAGCCCTGCTTATCCACCGTGCGGTTGACGTACCCTACGATGGTGTACTCGGGTTGTCGGATGCTGAGCTCGGGGAAGTGTGCCGCGAGTTTGTCGTACTCAACGTCGGAGAGGAATTGCGTGAGGCGGTATGTGCCCACCAGCGCACAGGTCGTGGTGAGTGAGCCTGAGGCGGAGATCCCCCCCTTGCTAAGGAAGCGGTTGAGCCAGGCAACGTCACCCGTGCGATCGATGCCGACGATACGCAGGTGCGTCACAGCGGTGAGCTGCTCCAGGAGCGCCTCCCAATCAATAAGTGGGCATCCTTCATACCAGAGGCGGGTGACAGCCTCAGAGTTCAGTCCTACGATCCCTTCTGTAGTGAGCTTGGGTAGGTAGCGTAGGCGAAGCGTTGTGAGCGATTCGGGTAGGCGGAGCTCTGTAATAGGTGCTCCATTGGCCAGCACGATATCCGTAAGGACGGTGTTCGATGCGTCAAGCTTCTTCAGGCGAGGGTTCCCCGTCAGGTCAAGCGAGCGGAAGGAGGGCGAGCGAAGCCCCGCCACACTCAGCTCTTCAAGCACACGACACGCACCTACGGTGACGGCCGTGAGGGTCGTCTGACCTGTGGTGCATGAGACGTTGAGCTTGGAGAGGCGGTAGCACTTGTCGAAGTTCGCCGTACCAACGATGTAGGCGCTCACGTCTGAGAGGTCAAGCTCCGCCATACGACTCGCGCCGTATATGTTCTGCGGGTCGTTGACGATGAGGTCGATATCCAGCTCCAGGGAGACCTTAGAGCCCACTGCGTCCGCTCTCACCCCTGAGACATGGGGAGCCTTAGAGGTGTAGCCGTAGCCAAAGTAGTAGCGCTCGCTGGCGGTAATGTTGATGCGCTTTCTGTCATTCGAGAACTGGTGAGCGAAGTAGAGGCGCAGCGCATCAGCTCGGTACGTGCCCGCAAGGTGCTGCGCGTCGAGTAGGGCGAAGCGATCGTTAATCATCGCCGTGCGGTGAGCATAGCGTGAGCCCTGCAGACAGTAGAGGTAGTCAATGCCGCTTGCCGTATAGGGCTGGAGGTACTTGTACTCACCGTCCTTGTTGTACACGCGCTCAGACCAGTTCCTCATGAACTTGCCGTTGAGCATCTCCAGTACTCGCTCCTTACTCATCGTGGCGCGGATCTTCTGCGCCGTCTCGTGGAGCTTGTCGGGGAGTGCCTCTCTGACGAGTTGCCAAAGGAGGGAGTCGTGCCCAGCATAGGCGTAGGAGCCGATTGTCTCATCGAAGGTGTTCTCATCGATGGTGTAGTCGTAGACGACCTTACCATCGTTACGCACCCCGAGGACCGTATCGTTGTCATAGGGCAGGAAGTACCAGTGCAAGCCATCCCAGGTGGCGAGCATCATGTTCTTGGCGCGCTGGTCCACCATCATAAAATACTCGGTGAGCACGTACCACCCCGTGAGGCTATCCACGTCGAAGTAGTCAGCGACCTCACGCTTAAACTTGGTGGAATTACCCTTACAGTTGATGATCCACTTCCAAAGGCGGCGCACGGCGTTCTTCTGTGCCTCGCTGGCAGTATCCCATTCCACGCCGTCGGGGTGGCGGAATTCAAGTGCAGTCTTAAAGGTCGCCATGTTGTCCGTGGCAAAGAGAGCGAGTGGCTCGGAGTTATTGAGGAACTCCAGGCACATGCACTTCTCTTCCTTGACGAATCCGAAGACCTCCTCGCTGCCGCTCTTGTCGTTGTTGAAGTTGTACTTACCCAGGTAGGTGTTGTGGCCATCCCCATCGAGATCAAAGAAGGCGTCCATTGGGAAGCCGTCGATAGCTATTCGAACGCCCTGCGAAGCCTTCTGGGGAGGAGTTAGAATGCCCGCTCTGCGGAAGGTCTCGTCGATGAGCTTCGCCAGCCCCGTATTGTGCGTCGACGAGCTCTCAGCGAAGTCCGCCTTAATCGTGAAGATCGAAACAGGTACGGCTCCAGGCGTAAAGGCATACTTAAGCTCCTGCTGCTCGATGCCGCCCACCGTGAGGGTGGTGTTGTACTTCTTCTTGCGGTCGAGGTAGATGCGGTAGTTCTTTCGGGGATAGGTCGTGGAGGATGTCCCCTGGATGCGCAGCCCAGCGCCCTTGCACACGAAGTCGTACTGCTTGCCAAATCCGCTGTAGAAGTAGATGTCTACCGACACCTCGAACTTTTTGGTATTAGTCTCGTTGACGAGGGGAACGTTGCCCACGATGCGCAGCACGCTCTTACCCTGACTGCGGAGCTTGTCGAGGGAGACGGCTCCATCGTCGCCGAGGACATCGTTGCGCTCATAGAGAGTTACGACCTCTGCAGCATCAGGGCGGGAAGCTATGTAGTTGCTGAGAACCTCGTCATCGGAGAGGGCACGGCCATAGAGGCGTACGGCACGCAGGCGTACGTCAGCATGCTGGCTGGTCACGTCGATGGGCTTGGCGGAAACCTGCAGGAGGGTATCTGCCTGCCCGTAGCTCACAGCACCCGATCGGATGCCGTTGACATAGATCTCGAGTAGTCGACTCCCCGACTTTGGTTGGATGACAAAGGCGATGCGATAGAACTCACCCGTGGCGAACTTGGTGACTACGATAGCACCTGACGCGGTGCGCAGCTCGGCTTGCTTACCCGTGACGATAAATCCCACCCCCTTGTCGTCAAGGCAGGAGACGACCGCGCCCGTCGATGAGAGGACGTTGTCGGTGCGAAGCTCCAGCTCGATCGTACCGCCAAGACCCATCGGGTCGGTGGCGAAGAAGGTCGCAGGGATGGTGATGGATGAGCCGTTGACTAGACGCAATGACGAGCCATCCCATCCGCCCGCAGCCCAGTCGAACTGACGGAAGGTGGTAGCGATACCGCTGTTTTTCCACGTGGCGGGGTTGGCCTCGGAGTTACTACGGCCAAGGGCAGAGAGGGCGAGGGTCACGCCGTCGGTCACCTCACCGACATTCACATGCCCCTCACGCACGGAGATGGTGAGGTCGTAGCTCACGTCAAGGCGCGTAGATAGGCGCGCAGGGATATCCCCTGCAACGACGCTGCGTGAGGTGTAGACCTCAGCGCCTCGGCCCATAGAGAGTGACAGTGCCTCGGCGTCGCCTACCTGGAGCGATAGGTCTGCGGGTTGTCTCTGGGGGTCATAGAGGGCATAGCTAAAGCTGTAGCTGGCAAACTGCTCTGCGTCTAGTCGCGGTGAGAGGTGCTCCTCGGCTGGGAGGATATGCCCGTCGTGTCGACGTAGCATCACGCCAATGCGGGGGAGGTCCTCCGTCTTACCGACGTAGTAGTCGAAGTAGATGCTCTCACTACGGATCTCCTTGGCTCCAATAGTGAGTTCGGCGATGAGCTGAGCTGTGTGACGGCCCTCGTGTGCCCCCTGGAGGGGTACCTGGAAGGTGCCGTTAGTTGTACCCGCACGCGTGACGCTCTGCACGCTGTAGCTCACCCCATCGATGTAGAGGGTGATGGTCTTGTTGCCCACCCCAGTGACAGCATAGGGGATAGCCAGGATGTCCGTTGTAGCGTAGCCTGGTAGTCCAGAGGAGAGGGAATAGCTTGAGTTAAGCGCAAGGGCGTAGACAGCTACAGAGGTGGCGATCGTGCGCTTCTGCGTCTTCCCCTCGGCATTGGTGGCTGTGGCGAGAATCTGCACGTCGACCGTCCCTGCCGTGGTGAGGTAGGGGGAGAGGTCCAGGGTGTACGTCCCCGCCGATACGTCGGGGATGGTCTGCTCCAGGAGCTGCGTTGCACCGCGACGGATGCTCAGGCGGATAGTCGCCTGAACACCCGTAGGCGCCTCGTCATTGTCTGCCGACACATGTCGGTAGGTGTAGGTGAGCTGTGCGGTGTCGCCAGCCTTGACGGCTGATTGCGAGACCGAGGAGGTGAGGATGATGCGGGTGGTCTGCTGATCGCCTCCACCGCCTCCCTTTCCTCCTGCGGGAAGGTCAACAGAGGCTACCTCACCCCCCTGCTTGTTGGTGAGCTTGAGCGTGACGGTCTGCTCGTCCTCGGAGAGCTGAGCATCCATCCCTGCAATCGTTGCACGCTCCACCTCGTTGAGCTTGGCCGTGACTGCTGCATTAGATACAGCATTGGTGCTCTCTGCGCTGAGGGTGTCGTCGACAGCCACCTCATCGATGGAGATAGCCACGTTGCCCGACTCATCAGGGAGCGCCTTGCGTCCATTAAGCGTGACGCTCTGTACAGTGCCACTCTTGGTCTCGATGTTTACGATGCCCGATTCGTCAGGAGCGACAGTGCTGCCGTTGACTGCCACCCCCTGCACTGGTGCTTTGGGGATGGTGAGGTCAACGTTACCACGAGAGTCGGGAGGGAGGTTCGTACCGCCCACGGAGATGCTCTGCACGGGAGCTTGCGGCACATGGATAGGCTTATAGTTGCCATCACCAGCGAGGTAGTAATCCTCGCCAGCGTCGGTCTTGATGAGATCTACCTTCGCCTTATCTGCATCCGAGTAGGGGTTACTAAGGTGCACCTGCAGATGTGCAACTTCCGTGTAGCCCGACCCCGTGTACACATAGATACGCCCGTTGTCCGCTGCCGTAGGGTGGGCAGCGTCATAAACGGCAACGAGGTTGCCCCTGCGCAGGGGCTTGTCGTCGTCGCCAGTGGGAGCCGTGTCGGCAGTCATCGCCGAGATGGAGGTGTACACCTTACGTACACCGAGTGCTCCACCCTCGCGCTCTACCTCGGCGACATAGGCGGCGACATCGCGGATGAGATATCCAAGCTCTTCGGGTGTGATGGAGCCCGATTCAGTCTTGGACGCGAGGGCCTCGGCACGTTTGATGAGGTCTATCTGAGAGTTGTTCATACGATAGAGTAGTCTGTCTTAATGAGAGCAAAGGCATTAAGCCCCTGACCGTCAAATTCGTTGATGCGCTGGCCCTCCTTCTGCAGCGAGATGCTGCCCCCTGCGATGATGATGTCGTAGGTCGTCCTTTGCCAGATATCTACTACGTTGCGAAGGGAGAAGTAGAGCTTGTTGGAGTTGGGTCCATCGATGGTGTACATCGTATTCACAGCATCTGTTGATCTGATGACATTGTTATCGATGGGAATATGCAGCTCGCAAGCCCTAAATCGAGGGAGTCCGTTGATAACATAGAGATTCATCTTGCCGACCTGCTTGCCATCGCGAAGGATACGATAGCTGTCAACCTTCGCCTCCTCGCTCCTCGGGATGAATGGGCGTGGGTTGCTACTGTTGTTACCTGATATCTTGTAGGCAATGTATTCCTTATTGGATGGACGCTCACGAACCGCTACAGCGGTCTTGCGCACGCGGGTTGGATGCGTGCTCCCGTCAGCAAAATCCATCGAGCGACTTTCGTCGGTCGAGGGGACAAGGTAGATCTCTGATGGGAGGTTGCCCAGGCCGAGGCCATTAAAGAGCATTTCAGTCTCGTCAACCTCATAGATAGCCCCGCCAATAATGGCGTGTCCTGAGGATATGAAAATGCGTGCACCTCCACTCGTTTGATCACCTGAGATGTAGCATCCGTCAAGGATGCCGTCGCCGCAGAGGCTTGCTAGTAGTGCGACACTACTAGTGATGTTGTCGCTGAGTTGCTTGAGGTCGTCGAGGGAGATAGGCTGCCCGCCCTCAGTGAATTTAATCTCATTCATAGTCGTAGTATTCTATCTTGTATGTTCTGCCAGCAGGCTTATAGATGTTGATGAATCTGATGATTTCAGCTTCCTCGCTACGAAGGAAGGAGGGGATGTGGACGATGAAGTCTGGCTCGTGCTTCCCCTCATGTGCGAAGCTGAGGTAGAAGGGGTCTTGGCGCTCGGAGATTAGGTGTAGATGAAGCGGTGCATTCCCCTCCGATGAGAAGTAGAGGTAGAGCTGCTTATCGTCTGTGTCGGTGATGTAGATCGCTCCTGGGGAGAGCCTATACTTCTCGCTGAGTGCTGCCGAGAGGGAGAAGGTCTGCCCCGTAGTGTTGAGCCGTCGGTGCACATCTCCACGGAATTGACCGAATCTGTCGAGGAGTCTCCTGAGTGGAGTTAGTAGTGCTCGTAGGATAGCGAGGAGTACCTTTGATCGGAGAACTGGAGGGAGCATATCCACTGCGAACTTGAGCGGGTCGAATTTATACCACATAGCGAAGCGTTGAGTTGAGGTCGTCAGAGATTATTGAACCGCTGAATGCGGTGTAGTTATTGCCGTCAATGCTCTTGTATGTGCCGGAGTCTGGGCGTGCAGAGCAGTCACCGAGGATGACATCTGTGACACCTTCGACGGCTTGGATAGCGTCGACGAGCTTCGTCTTGTTGAATGTGCCACCGAATGTGATGCCGCCGAGGTAGGCGTTGATAGCATCTTCTACAGGTCGCGCACCATCTCGATAGCGCACACCCTGAGGGGAGAGGATCATCGGATCGGCATAGATAGTCGCTGATATGCGGATGTGGTCCGCTGGTGCAGTGCGCACAGAGATGACAACGCCTGCAGGCTTGAGCGTACGGATATATGCTTCGAACGCCGTTAGTACCTCTTTCGATAGTGCTTCGGGGCGCCCGCTCTTTTCTCCTGAGACAAGGATTTGTATGCTCCCGCCACGGTCGCGGACTGCGGCGTACTTGACCACCCTACGCCCCTCGTCTATCTTGTCATAGCGATACTGCATCGTCGCCTCATCAAGGGAGAGCTTGTCGCCATGTTGATAAGCCAGCGCCTTGTGATAGTACCAAGGCACTGTGGCCACGATAGCACGCTCAAGCGTGCGCTCAACGTCGTCGCGGTGTCCGTCGAAGATGCGCTCCACAACATGGTGCGCAGCTGCTACGATGAAAAAGAGGATATTCTCCAGGCTGACCAGCGAAAAGGCTGAGCGGAAGGTGTCCCCCTCCTTGAGCTGGTACTTCTCGCGGATGACTGGATCAGCCATGAATGCATCGGTCATCTCTCGCTTGATTTCGTCTACGGTTCTTGCCATGTCTATAGTCGGTGTGGTCGAGAAGGCTCGCTTTCTATCTGCCATGGGGAGTTTTGGGTTTGGTCACTCTCAGATAGGCGTGGAGCACCTCCTATTGTAATGGTCCCTTTAGCTACCATCTTGAGCCACTCGATGGCGCGATCATAGCGAGCCTTTCTCAGTTCAGATATCTTGTAAGGGTTGTGAAGCGAGAAGAGGTGATAAATGGCAATGTCAATGGCGTACATCAGTATGAGAGCGTGTCGTTCTGATCCACGAGCATTGAAGATTGCTTCCGTATCATAACTCTTCATAAGGTATCCTTGCATCTCCCCACCGGCTCGGTCTTCACAGACCTCGACGATTTCGGGGTCGTAGTCGGGGTTGGGAACACCTGCGCTCCGCTCTCGCCGAACGAGTGAGTCAAGTATCTCTCTATGGATAGAGCTATTGTAGTCGGATGGATCGATGAAATTACCTGTAGGCATAGTGCTATAGTCTGTGAGGGTTGTTGCGTCGGAATTCGCCGAAGCCAATGGTGGTAGGAGGCTCCAACTCTAGGAGCTTTTCGTCAAGGATGTGTATCCCCCCCTCAAGTGAGTCTGGTCCGTCAGCAGGGTAGGGCAGGTGCATTTCAAAGAGCTTGCACTGATCAATGAGTTCTTTCATCATTGGGTTATCCTGCTCCTCGACATTAAAGACCCATCGCGCTTCGCGGTCTATCGGCTCTAGTCGGGTCTCGATACGTGTGGCTTTATCCGTCTTTTTCTTCTCGTCAGGTCGTATGTAGAGGTTCATCTTCCGCCGTTTATTCTCTTCGTGCAAGAGAGGGCGAAAAACCTGCTGGAAAAATGGGTCTTGCAGCTTGTTGTTTTCGATGAAATGATACACTGGGCAAGCCCCACCGACGAACTTCTCAAGCTCAAAGTACCAACTGATGAATGTAGCATTGGTAGCGTGCCCGAGATATCCACGAATGATGTAATAGCGCTCCTTGTGCTTACCCATCAGCCATAGTGACTTGGTTGAGCTCTTTCGGCTTTTACTGTCGGAGTAAGCAGGGTCTCCATAGGCGACCAGGAAGCGGAACTTTGAGAGGTCGGGGACCTTGCCAACGGGGAGTAATTTGAGGATCTTCCCTTCAGCTATTGGATTGTTGAAGTATTCGGCTTGCTGTGACCGCTTGCTGATCTTCGATAGTACTCGGTCGATCTTCTCTTCGCTGTTCTTCTCAGGCCAGGTACTACGCCCCTGCTTATCTCGGATGTTCACAATGTCCCAGTGGTTAGCCTGCTTTCCCGCTCGAGCAACACAACAGTCTCTAGCTATTATGTTGCCACACCACAGTACAAGGAGAGGCTCTGAGATGTCTCGTGTACCATAGAGCGCTTGCTCCCACCATTCCCATTTCTTTTTTAGGGTCTCCTGATTTCGGCAGTCCTCGTCGGTATCGTAGTCGTCGAGGTAGAGCACGTCAGGTCTGGCGTACTCATTTCGAGCACCACGAGGAGCTGACCCTGCGCCCATTGCGAGGAACATACAGCCACATCTAGCTGTGAACTCACTTTCCGTCCACGCACCAAGGGTCTTCTGCTCACCATAGAGTTGACGTAATCGGGGGTTGCTTGTGAGGGCTACGCGATAGGGGGTGAGAAGTCGTATGGCAGCATCCTCCGTTGCGGAGGCGCAAATGATGAACTTCTTGCGACCTGTGAGAGCGAGGTAGAGGAGGGCAAACATCGCCACCGTGCTCTTCGCTAGACTACGTGCCCACGAGAGTACTTCATACCACTCCTCGTGCTCTATGATGCGGAGGATAGCCTTTTTCTGAAAGTCCGCAGAGGGGTATTTTGCATAGGCTGGGAAGATATGCTGTATCCAGCGTATAGGATCGGCTTCTAGTTGTAGGCGTAGAGCCTCCACCTCATGCGCTGCGAGGGAGGTGTCAACAAATATGTTGCTCTGCATTGAGCGGTGGAACTCTTCCCACCTTGCAAGGGCTTGTTTTTCCGATTGATTCATACCTTGCGCCCTCCCCCGCTGATGTGTTGGATGTATGCGTTAAAGAGTGCACCGAGTGCTTTTGCTTTGTCGGTGTCACTCTCTCTGACCCATGCTGTCATACCCATGGCCACGTTCACGAGGTCTTCAATGCCAACCTCTTTCTCGAGCTTCTGGATGGCTGCAGCAAGCTTGTTGAGAGAGTCTGCTTCGGCTGGGGTGGCCCAGCGCTCTGTAAGTGGACGTTTGAGAATAGACTCGTTAATGTTGGCTATCTGCTGGCGAAGCTGACGAATCTGCTCGGCTGGTGAAACTGAGGTTGCTGCTTTAAGCTCTTGCCAATGGTATGTCTTTGCCCACCTCACGATGGTCTGGCGCGATACACCTATGATGTTGGCTACTTCATCTTGAGTGTATCCGCTGTCTACGTAGAGGCGCTGTGCCATCTCGCGCTTGTTGCTGTTGGGGGTATCTTGAGTCTTTGCCATGTGACCTGTTGTTTCGTTCTTTCCTGAGGCAAAGTTCGCACGCAATAGGGGCTTTTCGCAAATCGAATTTTCATCACCTAACCTTCTGTTTATATCATATAATCAGAGTGTTATGTGTGTAAAATGCGATTTGCGAAAAGATGGTATGTGCCCATAAATTTGCTCCCAAAAGAACAGCACTCATGGCACGTAGAACCTCCATTTTTAATGTCCTGCCCTCCTCTTCTGGCGAGGTGGCTATCCTTCTCTATGGTGAGATTGGCATGTACTCGGATATCACCGATGCGCGTGTCGTTGCCGAGCTTCTAGAGCTCTCCCGCACGTATAGCAAGATTGATGTGCGCATCAATAGTATCGGTGGCGACGTGTACACTGGTCTGGCGATCTACCAGGCGCTGCATGATAGCAAAGCAGATATCACCATCTATATCGATGGGGTTGCTGCAAGTATGGCCGCTATCATAGCATTGTGCGGTAAACCGCTCTACATGTCGCCATACGCCAAGCTCATGCTCCACAATGTGAGTGGTGGCACATATGGGAACAGCCACGATCTGCGTCAGATGGCAGAGCAGATGGAACAACTGCAAGGGGATTTAGCACGAATGATCGCAGGTCGCCTACAGCAGTCTCCTGAGGATATTGAGGCAAAGTACTTCAATGATGGGCAAGACCACTGGCTTACGTCTCAAGAGTGTCTTTCAATGGGGCTTATCGATGGGGTCTACTCGATGGACCATGACGACGATAGTCCTACCAACTCTTCCTCCGCAGAGGAAATACGTAAGTACTTTGATAACCGCCTGAACAAACAGGCACAAATGACAGATAACATGGCACTAATCGATGACATCCGTAAGAGTTGTCCAGCGTTCTCCAACACCGCCACTGAGGCTGATGTCACGAGAGGCGTACAGGACCTCTATCAGCAGAAGCAGGCGCTTGCTGAGGAGAACCAAACGCTTCGCGCGCAGCTCTCTCAGCTCCAAGCGCAGGAGACGGAAACTTTCCTCCACGCAGCAGTTGAGGCTGGGAAAATCACCCAGGAGCTCCTGCCGCACTACACAGCCCTCATGCAGTCTAATCCAGACGCTACCCGTCAGCTCATTAATTCGATCCCTCCATCTGCACAGGCGACGCCTAAGAAGAACCCCTCTTTTGCGCGCCGATATATCGAGACGGGGGAAGGGGGAGCACCTTCCAGCAAGTTCGCAAACAAGACTTGGGATGAGCTGGATAAGGCCGAGCTTCTCAGTGAGTATAAGGAGGTCGACTTTGAAGGCTTCAAGGCGCTCTTCCGTGAGCGCTTCGGCACGGAGTATAAGGGCTGACCTACCGACGATAAACCAACCTATTAACCAAAACAAACAATTATGCCTTTACAGACCGAAGTCTGGATCGAAACCCTGCAAGAGAACTTCTTCCCAGACAACTCCTTTGTGCAGAAGTCGGAAGATGACTCCCAGTACGTGGACAACAAAATTGTCCATGTGCCCAATGCAGGCAGACCCAGCAAGGTGCAGGTAAACCGCACCACCAAGCCCGCTCAGCCTACAGAGCGAACGGACCAGGATCTCACCTATGAGCTGGATGAACTCACTAGTGATCCCGTGCACATCTCTCACGCTGACACTGTCGAGCTGTCCTATAACAAGCGCTCCTCAATCATCCTCAATGACAAGGAGGAGATGCGTCGTGTCGCCTCTGAGCTCATCCTGCAGCGCTGGGCGAAGGGGGCTGATTCGGCACACACCATCCTGACTGATGGCGCACAGCGCGATGCCCACACTACACAGGGTACAGGTCGTCGTCTGAAGATGACCGATAAAGTCGTCCACCAGATTGCTATCCGCATGGACAAGCAAGATCTCCCAGCCACAGGCCGCTATCTGATCATTGACTCAGATATGTATGCCGACCTTCTTGATAGCCTTACGGAAGCGAACCGAATGGCCTTCCTGGCTTCGGCCGACGTGTCAAAGGGAACGGTCGGTCGCCTCTACAACATTGACATCTTCTCTCGCAGTACGGTGCTACGAATGAAGGCCAATGGAGAGCTTATTACAACTCCCGATGGAGGCGATGCAACCGAGGTCGCAGCAGGCTTTGCATGGCAGAAGAGTTGTGTGTCTCGTGCCATGGGCAAGATCGAGATGTTCGCCAGTGAAAAGGATCCGCAGTACTACGGAGACATCTACTCCTTCCTGATGCGCCTTGGCGGTAGCCACCGACGCTACGACAAGAAGGGGCTCTTCCTGATTGCGGAGGGTAACGTCTAACAGCAACGATCATGGCACAGTTACCACGAGTTAAAATCACCTTTGCCGAGGGCAACCTCGGCAAGGTGGGCGACTCTCCCGATGGGCTCCTCGCTCTCATGGTCGCCTCTACAGCCGTTGCCTCAACTTACGAGCTCGGCAAGCCCTATTCCATCCGATCGGTTGGAGACCTGAAGGGCCTTAAGGTCACAGGGAAGAACAATGCTGTCCTCTATAAGCATGTGCGAGAGTTCTACTCTGAGGCTGGTGAAGGTACGGAGGTCATCATCTACGGCGTCGAGAAGACGAAGACGATGACCGAGCTCTGTACGAAGGGTGACACCGAAGACGAGGCTGGTGAGCTCCGTAAGCTCATCACCCTGTGTAAGGGGCGCCTGCGCGCCGTGGCCATCGGCCTGGATGCGCAGGATGAGCCTGAGGCCGCAGAGGGGATCGTCGCCGATGTGCTCTCGGCTATCCCTAAGGCTCAAGAGACCGCGGTATATGCAACCGAAGCGCTCTATGCACCACTCTTCGTCATCCTTGAGGGTCGTGGCTTCAAGCGTCAAGGCCTGAAGGACCTTGGCGAGCTCGCTTGCAACAGAGTCGGGGTCTTCGTCGGTGACACCCAGCCTGATGGTAAGGGTGCTGCTGTTGGGCTCCTGGCTGGTCGCATTGCGGCAAGTGCAGTGCAGCGCAACGTAGGTCGCGTACGTGATGGTAAGATCGCCGCCGATGCGATCTATCTGAGTGGACAGCCCATCGAGCAGCAGACAGGTGCTGTCGCCGACCTCTACACTAAGGGGTATATCTGCCCTCGTCAGTATGTCGGCCGCGCAGGCTTCTACTTCTGCGACGATCGTCTGGCGACGAGCGAGTCTGACGACTATGCTCATGTCACTGCACGCCGAACGATCGACAAGGCCTACCGCATCGCCTACGATAGCCTCCTCTCCTTCCTTCTTGACGAGCTTGAGCTTGAAGCTGATGGCACGCTGCACCCTGCAACCGTGCGTAGCTGGGAGCAGGAAATTACGTCGGCTATCGACCGAGCTATGACTGCCAAGGGGGAACTCTCTGCCGATGATTCTACGGGTAGCGCTTGTCGCTTTGAGATCCTGCCTACCAATGTCCTTGCGACGTCGGAGGTGCGAGCAAAGCTATCGGTACGCCCATTCGGCTATGCTCGCTACATCGACGTAGAGCTTGGCTTCGCAGCTGTAACATCTAAGTAATCCTACTCCAATGAACATCTACAACGGACGCGAGTACGAGTGGATGACCATTACCCTGCTCCTCGGCGGTCGTCGTGTCACGGGTCTCCGTGGCATTGAGTATACCGCCGAGCAGGAGCAGGAACCCATCTATGGGGCTGGCAGCCAGCCAATGGCTATTCAGCGTGGTAACATCAAGTACTCTGGGACAATCACCCTTACGGGGAGTGAATTCCATCTCCTGCAGAAGGCTTGTGGTGGAAGTATCCTCGGAGCTTCGACAACCATCGTCGTGTGTTATGGCGACCCCTCACAGGGCGATGTCATCCACACCGATACGCTTGTCGGCTGCACCTTTAGCAAGGAGGAAGACAAGTGGAAGCAGGGGGATAAGTTCACTGAATATGCCCTCCCCTTCACCTTCCTGCGCAAGCAGAGTGCATAGTCCTTCGAACGCTTTTTAATCTGTATAAAAATGGAATTCAAACCCGAACAAATCGAATCGTGGAAGAAGCAGCATGGCAAAGATGCCATCTACCTCATCGTCGTAGAGGATAAGAGCTGCGCTATCCGCAAGCCTACCCGCCAGGAGTTCAGCTTTGTCTCTGGCATCAAGGATCCCATCCAACTGTCGGAAACGCTCTTCAAGCAACTCTGGCTGGACGGCGACAAGGAGATCCTTGAGGATGACGACTACTTCCTGCCTGCTATTGGCAAGCTGGATGAAGTCCTCAAGCAGAAGGAGGCCGAGGTAAAAAAGCTCTAAGGGAGGCGGAGGCTATCTCCTCCTCCGAAGAACGACAGGTCTCCTGGGAGAGCTTCCTCTTCTTTGACACCTACATCCGCTACTACTTACACCTAAACCCCGATACGCTGCCCGATCATCAATGGGCGGCAACCATCAACTATCTCAACGAGCTGCGAAAGCTCGAAGCCCAAAGCAATGGATAAGTCCCTAGAGTTCGTACTACGTCTCACCGCTAAGCAGGAGAATGTGCTCAGCACAGCGCGAGGTGTTATGTCTGCCCTCGATTCGATCGAGAGCAAGGCACGAAGAGTCGGGGCATCTATTCGCCAGGCTTTCAGCTTTGGCAATCTTGCTGGGCAGTTAAGTGCTATTCCAGGATTTTCCCTGCTCACCAATCCCTACGCCTTAATTAGTGGAGGGCTGGCGGCAGTATCAAAGATCGGGATGCAAGCTGAACAGACGAGTATTGCTTTTCAGACGCTTGTGGGGAATGGTGAGCGGGCAAATCAGATGCTCGGGGAAATTGCTGAGTTTGCTGATAGAACACCTTTTGACAGAATGCAACTCACGGAGGGAGCTAAGCAGATGCTTTCCTTCGGTATTGAGGCAGACAAGGTGACGGGGTACATGCGTCAGCTGGCGGATATTTCAGGGGGCGAAGCTCAGAAGTTCTCCACGCTCTCGCTTGTCTTCGGGCAGGTTAATGCTGCAGGCAAGCTCATGGGGCAAGACCTCATGCAGTTTGTTGGGGCGGGGTTCAATCCCCTCAAGGAGCTCTCAAAGATGACAGGTGAGAGCTTCGAATCCCTCCAGGAGAAGATGAGTAAGGGGCAGATCACTGCGGAAAATGTAGCACAGGCAATCGCTCATGCGACGGGTGAAGGCGGGCAATTCCATGGAATGATGGATGCGTTGGGATCCTCGGGTGCGGGATCATGGAATACCATGATGGGGGCAATTCAGAGTGGGGCCGTGAGTATTTACGAGCAGATTAAGCCCTACTTGCTGGATCTCTTCTCTGTGGTTGCGAAGTATGTCCCTAAGGTGTTCGCTGTCATTGGCGGTGTCGTTGAGTTTGTTGTTGGAACTGTTCGGTTCGTCAAGACATGGAGAAAGGAGCTTCTTCTCGCTGCATGGGTCATCGGAGTGGTAGCTATAGCTCTTAAGGCACAGACAATCGCACACATGGCAATGGCTGGAGTGATGTTGGTCGTTAAGGCTGCTACCATTGGCTGGACGACTGTACAGTGGCTCCTTAATGCCGCCCTAACGGCAAACCCGATAGGTATAGTTGTCGTAGCTATAGCGGCACTTGTTGGAGTGGTTGTTTACTGCTGGGATAAGTTCGCGGGATTCCGTGCGTTTCTGCTGACCATGTGGGATACAATCAAAGGATTTGCAGGGGTAATTAAGGAGTATCTGATATCTCGAATAGAGGAGCTCCTTAACTCGATCGGAAACGTTGGTAAGGCGATTAAGTTACTCTTTGAGGGCGACTTCTCGGGAGCTGCGGATGCTGTCGGTGAAGCGGCCAAGGGCTTCGTTGGAGTCAATAGCGCCACGCAAGCCTACCAGTCGTCTAAGGACCTCCTCAGTGGCGTTGGCTCTGGCTACGACAAGCACCTCGCAGAAGAGATCGCCAAGGACGAGGCTAAGAAGCGGAATGAAGGCAAAGAGACTGCGTCAATATCCGTTCCTGGCCTGCTCGGAAGTAGCAGTAGTGAGAGCGTCATCTTTGGCTCTGGAAGCGCGAAGGGTGGCAAAGGTAAGGGCAAGGGTGGCCGTGGAAAGACTGGCGACGCAATAGCCACGGGAGGTACGCGCAACACGCAAATCACGATGAATATCGGCAAGCTCGTCGAGCGCATACAGGTGTCCATGATGGACAAGACCGATACTGCCGAGCTGGAGCGCAGCATCATATCAGTGGTCAACCGATCGCTGGCCATAGCAACAAGCACTGACCGATGACAACATTCGAGCTTGACACTATAATTAGGCGGCTACCCATACCTCCCCCCTTCCTCTTCAATCGAGCAGGGGTATCCCTCCCTGACGGAGATCCCCCCGAGGTAGATGTGCCTCTCTCTGAGGAGGAGCTTGAGGAGGTGCAGACGAATGCCCTCGGACTGCCGATGGTCTTCCCCGTGTCTCTGGCTCTTGAAGGTGAGGAGCCGTGGCTACTCCCTCAAGAGCCGATGATCACCATAACGGGGCAGCATATCCTCACGAAGAGGCAGGTGTCAAAGGGGAAGATCCGTGGTTCCGTCAAGGAGCGCTGGACGCTCGATGACTACAGTATCAGGCTTGAGGGTGTGCTTATCGGATCCGATGGACGCTACCCAAAGGAGGATGTGCAGCGCCTGCGAAAGTACCTTGAGGCGGCCAAGGTCTCCGCCTATTGCCCCCTTCTGGAGCTCTTCGGTATTACGCGCATCGTCTTTGAGTCATGGGAGTTCCCGCACACCTCGGGTGATGCCAACCAGAACTTCTCCCTCCAGGCAGTGAGTGACGATACCTACAAGCTCCTACTCACTCGTCGAGACCTCACCAAGTAGTTAGCTATGTACACGATGAATTATGACATCCAGATAGGTGGCTACCAGCTCTCGATGCTCGATAAGGTGGAGATACACTCCTCGGTGGAGCTCCTCGCTGACACGGCTAAGATCACGCTCCCTGCCGCCGAGTACAACAAGGCTCTCGATATTGAGGATGCAATCCATCGTGGAGATGCCGTCACAATTCGCTTAGGATATGAGGAGACGGGACTCGTCGAGGAGTTCACGGGCTACCTGCAGCGCATTGCCACTGATAACGGTGACTTGACGCTGACCTGCGAAGACGACCTCTTCCTCTTCCGCAAGCCTCTCAAGGATGCGGTGCTGAAGAAGGTTGGTCTGTCAAGTCTGTTGTCACGCATCATTAAGGAGGTGGGACTGTCGCTCAAGGTTGAATGCACCTACTCCTGGGTGTACGATAAGTTCATCTTCAAGTCGGCGACCGCCTATGATGTGCTCAAAAAGGTGCAGGAGGAGTGCGGAGCCGACATCTACCTGCGCGACGGGGTGCTCCATCTACACCCTCCAGGAGAGGTCATCGGACAAGAGCGCCTATATGACATCGGCTATAATGTTGAGTCCGCTGACCTCACCTACCGCAAGGCGGAGGATAAGAAGTACCAGATAACTGTCAAGGCACTCTTACCCGATGGGAAGGTGCGCGAGATAGAGGTCGGTACTCCTGGAGGAGACAAGATCACCGTCAAGTGTCCTACCTCTGACGAGGTGAGTATGCGACTGCGCGGGGAGACCGAGCTGAAACGGCGCACCTTCGACGGCTACGACGGCAGCATCGACACCTGGCTGGTTCCTGAGTGTCGTGCAGGCGACACCGCAGAGATACACGACCCTGACTACCCACATAAAGAGGGTACTTACTTCGTTCGCTCCGTTACGACGGAGTTCAGCTCATCGGGCGGAAAGCGGAAGATCGAGCTTGGCTTTAGACTTAACTAATAATGGACCCATACAGAGAGCTACGTGAGCGACTCGAGAATATCGGAGGGGGCAAGGCAACCAACCTCTATCAGGGGGTTGTCACAGACCTGTCCGATGTCACCTGCGAGGTATCCATCGATGGGCTGAGCATTCCTGATGTGCGCCTACGGGCTTCCACTGAGGTGGATGGAGCGCAGATTATTGTGCGCCCCGCTGTCGGCTCAGTCGTCATCGTTGGATCGCTCACGGGCGATCTTGACCACCTGGTTGTGCTCTCAATGGATAGAGCCGAGGAGGTGATCATCAATGGAGGCTCGCTCGGAGGGATCGTCAAGGTCAGGGAGCTCACGAACAAGCTCAACACACTCGAGAGGGAGCTCAACGACATCAAGCAGGTACTCTCAAGCTGGACTCCCGTGCCTAATGATGGAGGAGCGTCGCTGAAGGCAGCCGTTGCCTCCTGGGCAGGTAAGCCGCTCACCCTAACGAGGAGAGAGGACTACGAAGACACTAAAGTGACACATTGATATGATAGGCATCACGCTTACAGCCGACTACGAGCCTCGCATCCGCCTTGTGCGCGACGAGGAAGGGCGCATCATCGAGGGGCTCACTCTCGGCGAGACGCTGCCGCAGAATCAAGCCCTGATACTCACCCTACATCAGGGTGAGCTTAAGGAAGCCCCTGCTGTCGGGTGCGGCGTATCAGATATGCTCCTTGATAACCAGCCACTGTACTGGCGAGCTC